TCAAGGTCAGAATCAACAACAATATTTTCAAGGGCAATCACGATTCGTTGGAAAGTGTTTTGAAGTTCTATCGTGAGGTTCATTGGTTCTGCCACTCCATCAAGTTCAGCCCATTGCTCAAGACGGACACCTTCAGCGTGGTTCCCGTGAAAACAGAATGGGTCCAGAAGCATATCCTCTCGGATGAAGCCTATGACGAATTGTTTTCCGCAATCGAAAATCATTTTGCGGGCCAATACTCTATCATCACAAATGATGAACAGTTCGGCTTCGTAAAGAACTCCATGATTCCCCTTCGTGTTCTTATCATCCTGAATTGGAATCAACACGGGCAGATGATGAAGAAGGTCGTGGAAGAGCATAAGATAAACAACATCAAATTGCTTTCCATCAATGAACTCTCTCTTTCTTGGAACAGGGAAATGTCTCAATATTTCATCAATACCGATGAAATTCCTAATGAAAAATAAAAAATTTTTTCTGAAAAAATAGGTACATTTTCATAACAAGTTGTGTTATAATGTATTTGTTAAAAAGAGTTATTTGACATTCTAGTTGGAACGTAGCGAAAGACAAGGGTTACTTCAAAATTTTTAGTCAAAAAAAAATCAGCCGAAAGGCAGTCAGCCCTGTCGCCTGTTCTCGTTCCAAAGCAATAGTAAAGATGTGGCGACAGAATGAGTTACTTCATTACAATGGTTATCCCTTGCCTACGGGCAGGGGACGGCGGGTAAACGCGCCGCAGCCGCAAGGCGAAATGCCGTGAAATTCGGCGAGAGTCATAGGAACTACGCTTATGACTCGCCCACAATAAAGTGGGCGAGAAACTCTTTCGCTCATTCCCATCTTTCAGAACTAATAAGGGTGTGGCGACAGGATGAGTTACTTCGGTTAATAACTACACAGTCAATGTACAGTTTAGCAGGTTCAAGTCCTGCAAAGCCTTCGGGCCTAAAGACTCATTCGTTTGTTCCCATCCGTTAGCAATTTTATAAGTGTGGTGTAGGCATGAGATACTTCATCATTAAAAAAGCCTCTGCCGATTGTTCCCACTTTTAGCACTATTTGAGTGTGGCGATAGATATGGGTTACTTCAACAACAATTTATGGTGTTTGCCGAAAGGCAAGAAGCCCTGTCGCATGTTCCCACTCGTAGCAATATTATAGGTGGTGAAGATGAGAGTTACTTCACTTAAAATGAATGCCGTAAGGCACCAACTCTTATCGTTTGTTCCCCTATTCGCATTTTTTAAAAGGAGTGGCGTAGATATGGGTTACTTCATCAGGAACCATGATTGTAGGTTCGAGTCCTACTCTCCCGACCAATCGGGAGATAGTCAAATGGCTAAGACAATGGTAAGCAAGTCCCTATCGCTTGTTCCCTTCTGTAGCAATAATAGTTCTTGCGTGGTGTTATGTAAGAGTTACATCACTATTAATGATAAGGTCATGGGTTCGAGTCCCATACCAACAGCAATGTTGGTTAGCTCAATGGTAGAGCGTAAAAAATACTTTTGCAGTCCGTTCCCGCAAGATTTTAAAATGAAGTTGGAAAATCTAATATAAGGAGAGAAAAATGAGAACCAACAAGAAACCCGTAGTGATTCCCAAGACTACTCACGAAGGTGGTCGTGCTTCTCGGATTACCCCGCTCCAAGAACTGAAGCGTTCGGTAATGTCTTGTTTGCTGTTTGAAGACCAATTCTACGAAAACGGTGAAAGCAACGCCGAGCGTATCAAGAAGTTGGTCGAAAAAGTGAAGCCCGAAGATGCTGTGCAAGTCGCCATCTCCGCACGTAACGACATGCATCTGCGTCATGCTCCTTTGTGGATTGCCCGTTGGCTTGCAAAAAAGCCCGAAGCAAAGGTGGGAGAACTCCTGCCTGAAGTTATTCAACGTGCGGACGAACTCTCGGAGTTCGTAGCAATGTATTGGAAGGAAAAGAAACAGCCTCTTTCCAAGCAGGTCAAGAAAGGTCTAGCCAAAGCCTTTCAGAAGTTCAACGAGTATCAGTTGGCAAAGTACAACCGTGATGGAGCCGTAAAACTCCGTGATGTGTTGTTCATGTGCCACGCCAAGCCAAAGGACAAGGAACAAGAGGAACTTTGGAAGAAACTCGTGGACGGCACCCTTGCAACTCCCGATACTTGGGAAGTTGCCCTTTCAGCAGGAAAGGACAAGAAGGAGACTTGGGAGAGAATGATTCGTGAGAACACTCTTGGCGACATGGCCTTCATGCGTAACCTACGCAACATGGTCGAAGCCAAGGTGGACAAGAAACTCATCAAGGAGTCTATGGCAAACAGAACCTTCAGTAAGGTGTTTCCATACCGCTTCATTGCGGCGGCTGAAAATGCACAGGAGTTCGCAGACGACCTTGAAAAGAAGATGCTCGGTTCACTCAAGGAGCATCCGAAATTGGAAGGCAAGACCGTCCTTCTGATTGATGTTTCGGGTTCAATGGATGCTCAAATGTCAGGCAAGTCGGAGATGAGCAGAATTCATGCGGCATCCGCAATCGCAGTTCTCGCAAGGGAAATCTGTGAGGATGTAGAAGTGTTCACTTTCTCCAACAGTTCCAAGAAGGTTCCCAACATTCACGGATTCGGCCTGATTGAGAAGATTTGGAACTCGCAAGGTCATGGCGGCACGAACCTGTGGTCAAGCATCGCCGAAATCGATGCCAAGACGGATTACGACAGGATGATTGTGTTTACTGACGAGCAAGCACATGACAGCATGACCAAGAAGCCGAAGGGCGACTTGTATGTTGTCAATGTGGCGGCTTATCAGAACGGTGTGGGTTACGGCAACGCAGTCCACATTGACGGTTTCTCCGAAAAGATTATCGACTTCATCATGGAGTACGAGAAGCAAGAAGCGGAGAGATGCCTTACGAAGTAGGTTACTGTAGATGTTTAAGCGAAGCACCCTCGGTTTTTTATTAAGCCGAGGGTGTTTCTATTTTCAGAGGTTTTTAATATATGCGGAGCCAATTAGAGAAAAACAGATTATTCATCGAATGCGGTTGTACTAGTCCTGACCATTTAATGACTTTCGACTTTTCAGACGATTATGCTGAAGTCTATGTATCGTTTACAAGCGAATATCATGAGTCTTGGTGGAAAAGGGTAAAGTCTGCCTTCAAGTATGTATTCAACAAAGACAGGTATTTATCAACTAGCGATTACATTAAAATTGACGACAAGAACATCAACCAATTTCAAGCCGTGGTTGATGAACTGAAAGATAGAATTTATAACCTGAAAAAAATAGGTATAAGGATTTGGAAAGAAGAAACCAAAGACCTATCCAAAGAAGATGAAGAACGATTGAAAGAAGTAATGGCAGAAATAGAATTTTGGGACGAAGAAAGCATTAGAACGCAAATAAGAAGTCATAAGGAATCAATCTTAAATAAGAAGTAAATATTTACTAATCATAAGGAAAAGTCAATTAATTAAAGGAGGAAAAAAATTAATGGACATCAATTCACTAGTCGGAAGAGAAGAAATCCAAGAGGAACTGAAGAAGAAGGCCGCAGGCGGCGGCGAAATGAGCGACAGCCGTTTTTGGCGAATCCCTGACAAGAAGTCTCTCGTTCGTCTGCTCCCTCGTTTGGAATCCAAAGTACCTTGGAAAGTGGTTTACTCGCACCGCTACAACAAGTCGGGTGAAAAGATTTTTGCAACTTGCATGGCAACATTTGGTAAAAAGGGTTGCCCTATTTGCAAGAAGTCATGGTCGTTGTGGGAGAGTGAGGACAAGGCTATCAAAGACTTGGGTTATCAAGTTCGCAAAAGCCCCCGTTATCTCATCAACTGCTACATCGTCAATGATGCGGAGAAGCCTGAAAACAATGGCACCGTCAAAATCATCTCGGTCGGAAAGAAACTGTTTGACCTTATCGTAGAGAGTTACAACTCTGAAGATTTGGGTCCAGCAATTTTCGATGCTACGGATGGATTCGATTTTGAAATCAACCGCAAGCAATCAGGGGACAATCCGAATTACCCCGATTATTCTTCATCTCGTTTTATCTTCAAGAGATATCCCGTGGTGAAGTCTTTTTCGGAAATCTCGGAAAAGTTAATCAACATCAACGAACTCATCAAGGAAGAGACTCCTGAAGAGTTGAAGGCCAAGTTCAGTTTCTTGGGTTTTACGGATGTGCAAACTCCGATTACAGAATCCAAGGCTCCTTCAACACTAAAGACAGAGACCAAGACACAAAAGAAAGAAGAGGACGATATCAACCTTGATGACTTGGAAGGCGACAACGGCAGTTCCAAGGTAAAGACAGAAGACTTGTCCGATATTGATATTGAGGACGAGTTGAGCGAATTCTCGAAATAACCGAGTTGCAAGAACGATAGGTTTCAACTTCTGAACCTAACAAACGAACGATTATCAGAAGTAGGGTTCTTTCGGATTCGTTTCTTAACCCCACCGCCAAGCAAACGAACTAAATCATAAACAAGGTGGTATCATGCCAAAAGCAAGTAGTGAAGATAAACTGAAGAAGATGGAAGAGAAGTTGGAAGGTAAGGATAAAGAGGTAATCGGAGAACTGATAAAATTATTGGAAGGAGATGCCGCTGAGGAAGTACAGACGACAGAGTGGGTTTCCACGGGCATCAAGGCATTCAACTTTCTTTTATCGGGTGATGTGGATAAGGGGATTCCTGCGGGTAAGATGGTTGTTGTCGCAGGAGAACAGCAATCGGGAAAATCGATTTTAGCGGCTAGAATTGCAGCCCATTCTCAAAAAAAGGATTACATTGTTTTGTGGTTGGATTCTGAGCATGCTTCGGATAAAAGATTTTTGGCTCGTGTCGGACTTGATGTGAATAAGGTCGTTTACAGGGACTTGGATACTGTCGAAGAATTTCAATCCCTTTGCATCAAAGCTCTGAACAAAGCCAAAGAAAAAGGACTGAAACTTTTCATCGTCTTGGATTCATTGGGCGCATTATCGGGTGCAAAGGAAATGAGCGATGCCAATGATGATAAGATGACTCAAGATATGGGATTGAGAGCCAAGAATATTCGCACGGCTTTCAAGCAAGTCATTCATCGTTTGAATGAGACTGAGAGTTGTTTTTTCTGCATCAACCATACATACATTTCCCCTGGATTCATTCCGAAAAAGGAAATGGGCGGCGGGACGGCACCGTGGTTCTTAGCACAAATCGTTCTATTCCTTACCAAGTTGAAGGGCGAAGATGGAGTTTCTTCAAGGGTCAGAATCAAGGCTAAGAAAAATCGTGAGTTCATCGAAGGCCGAGTAACGGAATTTGAAATCAACTTCCGTGAGGGTATCAATCCCAATGATGGCTTGATGGATTTATTTGATGAATTTGGTGTCGTGAAAAAAAAGGGTTCGTGGTATAATATAGACGGCGATGAAACAGAAAAAAGTTACCGAGAGGAAGATATCCTCAAAAATGAGACCATCATGAACAAGGCACTTGATACCTTGAAAGAGAAAACGAAGAACTATACCTATTCATCATTCACACCCATCCAATAATGAGCGTAGAAAATTATCCTGAAGTTTTTCTTCGGTCGTTCTTGGCGTTCTCCAATTTTCGCCAACTATTCTGCGAGAATTGGGATGCCGACTTTTTCGATTCTTCTGAAGAAAGACTTCTTTACAAAATTCTGAAAAATTGGTGGACGAAAGGCCACAAAATTCCCACCAAAAAAGAAATTCTCTTTGATGTTAATACCAAAGAAAAGTATGCCCCTTTCAGAGAAAAACTTATTGCGAAGATTGATATGGTCTATGGCCTGGACCTGACTGATTATACAGAATCCTACATCAGAGACCAATTTATTGATATTCTGAAAAGACACAAACTCCGCAAGGTTCTCAACAAAGTTGTAGCCGAGACTCGTAAAACCGATGTCATAGATGAGTTGGCTATCAAAACGGAAATAGTCAATGCCCTCAATATCGTTGACAACTTGCAAGATATGGGTATTGATTATTACAAAGATGATGTTCTAGAACGATTGAAAAAGATACAAGAAATGGAGAGAACCCATTTCAAGACTCATTTTTCAGACGACCTAGATAAAGTATTGCGGTTGAAAAGAAAAACCGTTGTGGCAGTATCCGCACAGTTAGGGGTTGGTAAATCTCTGTTCTTGAATAACTTGGCTGTGAATATGACGAAAGACGGCCTCAATATTCTTTATCTGTCTCTAGAAATGGATGCTCTAGATATTTCGAAACGCATCGACAGAATATTATTGGGACTTAATGATGAAGATTATTTCAACAACATGGAGTTGGTAGAGAAAAAAACGCAGGAGTTCAAGAAAGAAAACCCCAAGCACGGAAAACTTTTTATTCGGGGTTATACACCTAGAAGCGTAACATCAAGCCATATCAGGTCTTTATTGGAAGCCTACAAATTAAATGAAGTCCCAATAGATGTTGTTCTTGTTGACTATTTGACATTGATGAGGCCCAACAAAGATAGGGGTAGAGATGATAATATGTATCAGCGTGGAAAGGATATCGCAGAGGAACTTGAGGCAATAGCCAAGGATGAGAAGTGCCTAATATTCACGGCATTGCAAGTCAAGGGCGAAGCCTACGGCAAGCATAAACAAGGTGCCGAGTTGGTTGCTGAATCTCTTGCAATTCCCCAAGTTATTGATACTGTCATAAATATGGTTGAAGCCTTGGATGAAGAAAATGAAGAAAAATACTTCATCATCAATTCGGAAAAAGTAAGGGACTCAAAGAAAACAGGAAAAAGGATTTTTTTGAAGTTGAAAGACAATCTAGAAATTGTAGACACAACGGTTGAAGAAAAAACCAAGTTGGAAGAATTGGTTTCCAAGAAGAAAAAGGCAGCAGACAAGGCCAAGAGCATCTTCCATGTTGATATTGATGATGAAAATTTACAAATGGCATAAGGAATAAATGAAGCGGACACCGTATGTAACAAATAAAGAGATTTTGCAAGAATACAGGATTTATTGGGATACAGGTAAAATTACAGATAAAATGACACGAATCGTTTATCTGATGGCTAGAAAGATTGCGAATAGCAGGAACTTCTATGCCTATCCCTATAAAGAGGATATGATTCAGGAGGGAGTATGGCATGCCATCAACAAGGGTGTGCCAGGATTTACTCCCGATAGGAAAAACCCATTTTGCTACCTTTCTGTTATCATCAAGTTCAAGTACATTGAATATATCAAGAAGGAAAAACGCAATATCGTTATCAAGGAAATGGTTACGGAAAAGTTGAAGGAAGACATCACGAACGAAATCCGAGAAAGAAGATGAG